AACGGCGGCATGGGCTCCATGTGGGCCAACTGCTACGAGCTGGTCGGGTTCTTCGTGAACACCCCCAAGCAGAAGACGATGAAGAGCGGCGCGCCCCGCGGCCAGCGCCAGGCCTTCAAGCCGAACATCCAGCGCTTCCCCCGTGTCGCCGGCGACGAGCGCGAGTTCAACGCGCAGAAGCCGGTGGGCCTCATGGCCGAGCTGGTCGACGCGGCCACCGACAAGGGCGAGCTGGTGATCGACTTCTTCTGCGGCTCGGGGTCGACGTTGATCGCCTGCGAGCAGACCGGCCGGCGGTGCTTCACGATGGAGCTCGAGCCCAAGCACGCGCAGATCACGATCGAGCGCTGGAAGCGACTCACCGGCAAGCAGCCGGTGCGCATCGATCACCAGGTGTAAGTCGTCAACCGCAGCACCACGAAGGAAGGGGCAGCACATGGGTAACGTGAAGACGAAGAGGCGAAGCCGGCAGGTCAACTTCAACGATGCGCTGCAGGGCCTGCGCGAGCGTGGCGAGGGCCAGTTCGCGAAAGTCGAGAAAGCCAAGAAGGCCAAGGCCGACCGAGAGAAGGCGCGCGAAGAGGCGACGCAGCAGCGCGCGCAGGAGGTGATCCGCGCAGCCCGAGCTGACTTCCTGTCGGGCATCACGGCCGAGCGTGGGCGGCAGATCTCGAAGTGGGGCGACGGGTTCCCCGACCCCGGCGGCTTCGACACCATGGCCGCGGTGCTGTCCGAAGAATCCGGTGAGGTGGCGCGCGCCATCCTCGACGGTGACCGCGCGAATCTGCGCGTGGAGCTGATCCAGACGGCTGCGGTGTGCTGTCGCATGTACGAGCAGCTGGTGCGCGGCGAGTCGCTGCGCTCGAGCAACAAGGCGCAGCTCGCCGGCATGCGCGAGGCTGGTGCCCTGTGATCTACGCCCCCGACACGAAGGTGGACGTGGCGAAGACGCGGGCCGAGCTCGAGCGCCTGGTGCTCGCCGAGGGCGGGAAGAACTTCACCACCTCGCACGACTCCGACAGGGGGACCGCGATGGTGGCCTTCCGCCTGGCCGGCCACATGCTGCTCTTCGAACTGCAGCTGCCGAAGGTGGAGGACTTCCGCTTCAAGCCCACGCGCCGGTCCTACGGCCCGAAGCCCGAGCGCACCGACGCCGAGCGCGCGAAGGCCTGGGAGCAGGCGTGCCGGGCGAAGTGGCGCGCGCTGCTCTTCACCGTGAAGGCGAAGCTGGTGAGCGTGGCGGCCGGGGTCGAGACCTTCGAGGACGCCTTCCTCGGGTCGATCATGGTCAACAACGACGGCCGCGCGCAGCGCTTCTCGACGCTCGCGGTGAAGGCGATCGCCGAGTCGTACAGGGGCAACGGGCTGCCGCAGCTGATCGCCGGGGCGCCGCAGTGAAGCGCGGCAAGGGCGAGCTGCCCATCACCAAGCAGGGGCCGCACCGTCGGAAATCTCGGCGGTGCGTCGCCGTGCAGCTCGAGGGCGGCATCACCGCGCGGGTGCAGACCAACGGCGGGGAGATCAGCCCGCGCACCCGCGAGGCGCTACAGGCCCTCACCGACGCGGCGGTCAAGAGGTGGACGACGAGCACGAGGCCCTGCGCCGTGCCTGGCTGCCCCGAGCTCGTGGGCCTCGACCGGCTCACCTGCAAGCCGCACTGGTATGAGCTGGTGCCCGAGCACATGCGCGAGCGCTTCAAGCCCGACATGGGCAACCTCGACCGCGCGTACCTGTACCGAGAGATTCGCCACCTGCTCACGGCGCCAGCGCGGCGCCCGTGTCTGGTTGGCGGTGGACCGATCCACGGCCAGGGGTGCAAGTGTTTGCACTTCGACCGCGCGGAATGCCCGGAAACGGGGGCCGACCTCACCACATGCGAGTGCGGCCACGAAGAAAGCGAGCACAAGCCATGACGACCGAAGCCTTCGAGGTGCAGCTCACCGACGCCGGCGGGGTGGTGACCGCGGTGCCCATCAAAAGCGGCCGACCCACCGAGATCCCGCGGGTGGTCGTCTGGGGTGGCGTCGTGTATCTGCTCGAGCACTCCACGCTGGCGGGTGGCCCTGGCGCCCGGAAGTGGGTGGGCATGTACCGCGAGCGCCCCGTCTTCGTGGTGGAGGACGAAGGCTTCGCCCCGCGGCTCCACGATCCCGAGGAGGTGCAGCTGATGATGGCCGACGCGGTGACCGCCTCGCTGCAGCTGGCGGGGGTGTGCGTGAAGTGCGGCTCCTGGCGCTGCTCGGCGAAGAGCATCGATCCCCACGCGCGGCCGTGCTGCTCGAGCTGCACCCATGAGCACCCCGAGCGGTGCGGCGCGGTCTCGAAGGCGCAGCGGGGCGTGGCCGACGGCCTCGTGTGTCTGCTCAAGAGGGGCCACGGCGGCGAGCTGCACCAGAGCGGCAAGGCGGCGTGGTGGATGGACCCCACGCTCGAGGAGGCCGAGGCCGAGCTCGTCGCCAAGGATCAGACGTTCTTCCGCGGCCGCACGGTCAGGCGGTGCTGCGACTGCCGCAAGCCGGTGCTCGGCGGCCCGAGCCGGTGCGAGGCCTGCGTGGCGAACCTCGAGCCGGCGAGGGTGACCGTGGTCTCCGAGCTGCCGGCGAGCTCGTGCGCCCACAACCGCACGCACCGAATCGACGGGGGCGACATGTGCTGCAGTGACTGCGGCGCCAACCTCTACACGGAACACCTCGCCGGCACGTTGCCCGAGCAGCAGGAGCCCCCGCGATGATCCAAGACACGCTGTGCGTGGTGGCCGGCCTCGTGGTGGTCGGCTTCATGTGGTGGGCGGGGAAGCTCTACCGCCGTTGACCTGTAGGGCCCTTGGAAGGGGGACACATGCCGATCGAGATCGACGAGAAGGACCGCGCGGTGCTGCAGGACCTGATCACCTCGAAGGGGGGCACGCTCGAGGACCTGCACTTCGCGGTGGAGGCCCTCAGCCACACCGGCAAGCGCAAGCGGCGGGAGTTCCGCCTGGCGAAGATGTACCTGTCGGTGATCCGGCGCCTCGCCATGGAGCCCCGGGAATGGGAAGACATGGAGCGGATCGTCGACCTCGCCGGCTACGGCCTCGTCGGGCCCCTCGGCATGGCGGCGCCCGACTGGGAGGACCGCCGGCTGATCGCCAAGCTGCAGGTCGGCGGGCACACGCCGCACTGCGCCACGGGCTACCCCTGGCGCGGGTGTGGTTGCGGCCGCGAGTTCGCGCACGTGGGCCAGCTGCCCCCGTGGGCAACGGCCGCGGGCTTCATGGACTGGGAGGTGCCACCCGGGGGCCGGCTCACCGCCGACGCGCCACCGCTCCACACCCCCCGCCTCCCTGCGCCCCAGTGGCCCGCCTGCGCCATCTGCAACGACACCGGCGTGACGCCGATCACGCAGGAGAACCCGCTGGGCACCGAGTGCCAGTGCGAGCGCGCCATCGCGGCGCGGCCCGAAGAGGATCAGGCCTGCGGCGGGTGCGGCGAGTCGACCAGGAACGCCAGCGGCCTCTGCAACGACTGCGGCGGCGAGCTGTCATGCGGCCGGTGCGGCCAGTCGCTCGAGGCGTGCGCCAGCGTCGGGTGCGCCGGTGGTGAGCCGCTGCCCGCCTCAAACGAGACGGAAAAACGATAAGTGGACAGCAACCCGTTGAAATCAGGTTCGGCGCCGAACCCGGGGGAGGCCTTCGAGGTGATCCGGCGCCGTCACCTGGCGGTGTGCTGGCGCTGGCAGCTCGACACCGGCAACGGGTGCATCTGCCGGCCGCCGGCGTGCCGGGAGCCGCTCCACCCCACCGCGGAAGAGCTCGAGCTGGCGATCCGGGGCTGGTCGTGACACGTTTCGAGCATGGGCAGCACCCCACAACCCGAGCCGGGCCCCGCGCCGAGCTCGTCACCGGCAGAGAGGACCCCGGGCCGGGTGGGTCGGATCTCCCTGCTCGAGAAGCACCCCGAGATCGCCTCGCGCCTGGCAAACCTGATTGCTTCCGGGCAGTTCGCGAAGGACGCCTGCGCTGCGGTGGGCATCGGACCGAGCACCTACCAGGTGTGGCTCGAGAAGGGCCGCAAGCAGAAGCGGGGGCAGTACAGGTCATTCGTGGATCTGATCGCCGAGGCCGAGTCGAAGCGGCGCGTGCTGCTCATGGGCAAGGTGACGAACGCCGCGAAGGAGCCCAAGCACTGGCAGGCGGCGACGTGGATTCTCACCCACACGGATCCCGAGCTCTTCACCCCGAACATTCGGGTGCACGTGACGCAGGAGTTGGAGTCGGCGATCTCGCGGTTGGAGGCAGAGTTCCAGAATGAGCCGGCGATCTTCACGCGGATCCTCTCTGCCCTCGCTGGCGGCGCTGGCCTATCAGCGCCTGCAGGGGGTGCGAGCGAAGGCAGCCCGGGCAAGCATGAAGGCGGCGGCGCCGTTGATTCCGCATCCGCCCTCGAAGCTGCAGCTCGAGTTCCTGGCCCTCGACGCTGAGGAGTGCCTCTTCGGCGGCGCGGCTGGCGCCGGCAAGTCGGACGTGGCCCTCATGCTCGTGCTGCGGCATGTGCACGTGCCCGGGTACGCCGGGGCCGTCTTCCGCCGAACGAAGGTCGACGCCGACAAGCCCGACGCTCCCCTGGCTCGAGCTCGCGAGTGGTTGCGGCCGGCGATGGCCGCGGGGCTCTGTCGGTGGGACGACGAGCTGCGCAGCTTCGTCTTCCGCACCGTGCTGCCCGACGGCACGCCCGGGGCGCCTGCGCAGATCCACTTCGGGTACCTGCAGGCCGAGGCCGATCAGGACAGGTACCAGGGCTCGGCGTTTCAGGTGATCGTCGTCGACGAGCTCACGCAATGGCCCGAGACGAACTACCTGTTCCTCTTCTCGCGCCTGCGCTACTCGGACACGCTCAAGATCCCCGCGGGCTACTCGCTGCCGCTGCTCATGCGCGCGACGAGCAACCCCGGCGGCCGAGGCCATGAGTGGGTGAAGGCGCGCTTCATCGAGAAGGGGCGCCACGTGCTGCGCAACTCGGACGTGCGAGAGGACTGCAAGGCCCGGCGCTTCAACGGCGAGCAGCTGCCGAGCCCTCGCATCTACGTCTCGCCCCCGTCGAAGGAGGCGGTCGAGGTGGCGAACGTGACGGGCCGGCCGGCGCAGGGCGCTCACTTCGTGCCGGCCTTCGTGCAGGACAACCCCTTCATGACGGGCGACAAGCTGGCGGCCTACCGCGCGAACCTAGTGCGCCTCGGCCCGACGAAGCGCGCGCAGCTCGAGTGGGGCGACTGGGACGCGGTGAGCGACGGCGGCTTCTTCACCGCGGATCACTTCGAGATCATCGAGCGCGTGCCGCTCGACCAGGTGATCCGCTTCTGCCGCTCGTGGGACTTCGCGGCAACGGCGCCGAAGGAAGGCAGCGACCCGGACTGGACCGTGGGCACGAAGGTGGGCGTCTTCCGCGAGCCTGGCGCGGGTGGAGGCCGGCAGCGGGTGATCGTCCCCCACGTCAAGCGCGGCCGCTGGTCACCAGGCGACACCGATCTCGAGGTGAAGCGCGTGGCGCAGCGAGACGGGCGGCGCGTCCCCGTGGTGATCGAGCAGGAGCCCGGCGCGTCGGGCAAGCGGGGGGTGGCGCACTTCAAGAGCTCGCTGCTCGCCGGCTGGTCGGTGCACGGCATGCGCAAGACGGGGCCGAAGGCGGAATACTGGGAGCCGCTGGCGAGCGTGTGCGACGGCTCCAACGACCTCGGCGCGCCCATGCTGCTCGTGCGCGAAGGCCCGGGCGACGAGCCGTGGATCGAAGCCTTCCGCGCCGAGCTCACCGCCATCCCCATCGGGCACGACGACCAAGCCGACAGCGTGGCGCAGGGCTACGCCTGGCTCACCGAAGACGACGGCGGGGCCGAGACCCTGCGCGCCCTCGCAAGGTGACACGGCGGCGTGTACCGTGGCCGGCATGACCAAGAAGGCGAAGACGAAGCCCTCCGATCTGCAGCGCCTCGACGGCTGGGAGAACATCCTCACCGGCGTCGGCACTGCTCGAGACAAGCGGCGCTACGCCTCGCCCAAGACGCGCTTCGTCGACGAGTTCACCGCCGAGGAGCTGTACCGCGGCAGCGCGGCCGGGGCGAACGCGATCGAGGTTCCCCCGTGGGTGCAGCTCGGCAACGGCTTCTCGGTGCAGGTGCAAACGCTTGAACCGTCCGAGGGCGAGGGGATCGAGGTTGAGCAGGTCGACGCCCTGCCCGACGAGGGCCCCAGCGAGGAGCACGAGACCGCGCGCGAGGTGAACGCCTGGCTCGAGGACCTGAATGTGGTGCCGGTCTTCATCGAGGCCATGTGCTGGGAGCGCGCGTACGGCGGGTGCGGCGTGCTGCTCGGCGCCGACGACGGGCTGCCCATGGATCAGCCGATGCGCCCTGAGACGCTGAAGGGGATCCGCTACCTGGTCAACCTGCGCCCGCGGGAGTGCCGGCCGACGCGGTGGAACAGCAACCCCCAGTCGCCCGGCTACGGGCAGCCCGTCATGTACCGCGTGCAGCGTGACACCGCCGGCGGCTCGGTGGGCACGGGCGGCTTCGAGGTGCACGCGAGCCGGCTGATCCGCTTCCCTGGTGCGCGGGTGAATCGCCGGCACCTGGCCGAGAACAACGGGTGGGGCGACTCGGTTTTCACGCGGTGGGTCGACTCGCTGCGCGACTATGAGGGCACGTACGACACGATCCCCGCGCTGCTCAACGACTTCGCGCAGGCCGTGTGGAAGGTGAAGGGCCTGGCCGCCCTGCTCGCCGGCGACGAAGAGGAGCTGGTGATCAAGCGCATGCAGATCGCCGATCAGGTGCGCAGCTTCTTGAAGGTGATGATCACCGACGCCGACGACACCTTCGAGCGGCAGCAGACCCCCGTCGCGGGCCTCGCCGAGCTCGCGGATCGCATGGCGAAGAAGTGGGCGGCCGACGTGGGCATCCCCCCGGGGCTGCTCTTCGGCGACAACCCGAGCGGGCTCAACGCCAACGGCGATCAGGCGCTGCAGTTCTTCTACAAAAAGCAGAAGGGCATGCGGCAGATGTACCTGGCCCCGCGCCTGCGCCAGCTCGTGCGCCTCGGGTTCCTCTCGCTCGAGGGGCCCACGGCCGGCATGGAGCCGAAGTCCTGGTCGCTCGACTTCG